AGATACTTCCAGATTTGACTCAGAATTGCTTAAAGGTTACTCAGTACGTATTCCTACTCAATTACATTCTTCGATGTCCATGGTTGAAATTGTAGGATTTTTACCTGAAACAGAAGGAGATATTGTATATGCTGCTTCAGCTTTTATTATGCAAATGGGTTCTGACTTTGATATTGATAAATTATATTCTGTTCTTAATGAGTATCAAACTGAATTAATAGTAGATAATAAATCAGAACAAGAGTTTAAAGATTATTATGAAGAATTTAATGACTTGCAACCTTTAACTAAAAAACAATATCATGAAAGATTAAAATCACAAGGTGTTATTTATAAAAATGATAAATACTACAAAAAAGCTTTAGTTAAATTTAAACCTACGTTTGAAATAAGTGATTTTAATTTAGGTTATAATGATGAATTAGCATTATTTGATAAAATAGCAAGAAAGAAATTTATTGATAATCAAATAGCAATTGCTAATCAACAAGAACGTATAACAAAAAGAAAAAAGAATAATCCTGATTATACTGAAAAACCTTATAAAGCTACAACATATAATAAAGAACTTGCTTCAGTTAAATATAAATTCCGTAAAGAAAAGAAAGCTTATTTACAAAATGAGTTAAATCAAATTTACTTTACAGTTTTATCTCATAAAGAAGTAGTAAAAGAGATGATTAAACCTACTGATGCTACTGTACTTAAAAGAATGAGAAATTCTATAACTGATTCTAATGTTAAAACAGAATTTATTCTTCCTGATAAAAAAGTATACGAAGATATATTTATTAGTGATATGTACCAAAAAGACAAATATCTTGGTGGGAAAGACGGTAAGACTGGAATTGGTGCATTTAGTGCATTTTCAGTATTGTTAGCTCAATTAGAAGGAACTGGTACTCAATTAAATAAAACATATAATATTGGATTTAAACATCTTAAATTATCTAATGATATTTCTAATCCTCGTAATTATAATAATGATTTAAAACTTAGAGTAAATGGTGAGTTTCAAAATGCTTCTGTAGATAATGCTAACGATCAATTATTAGATACATTCAATATATCTAATGAATCTTTTGCTACTATACAAGCATTAACTGCTATGGGAGCAAATGTTGAAACAATCATTTATTTAATTAATCATCCTAGAATTAAAGAGTTATTTGAATTAACAGCTAAATCTAAAGGTGAGTTTGGTGATGGTAAATATCTTAATTATGTAGCTAAACAACTAATAGAAGACATTAAAGATAAAAGTGGACTTAGTAAAACTGAATTTACTAGTGAAAAATTAAAAGAAGCTAAACAAATCATTAATGATGAATTTGATGAAAACAATTTATTTGAATTATCAACTATAGATCCTCTTACACAAAGAGGTAAATACAGTAATCAAAAAGTTAAACCAGATGTAGTTGATGTAGTATTGCTACAATGGATTTCAGAATTGAATGAAATTGGTACACAAATAATGAATTTAGCTAAAGCATTTAATGCTGATTCTAAAGGTTCTGGATTAACTATTACTGATTCTATTGAAATTAATGCATTAAAAGAAGAATTTTTAACTACTGAAAAACCATTCTTTACTATTGATGGTATTGAAAAATTAAATGAAGGATTAAAAGGATTAGCTTCTCACCATAGTGTTGATTTTTCAACAGAGATTTATAAAGATTTCTTTCCTTATGATGAATTAAATGATTTAATGAAAGTTATTTTTGATACTATTAAACCTAATAGCACACAAAAAAAATCTAATCTTCGTAAACTAGTTGTTAAAGAATTATACGCTTATCACCTGTCCTACATACCTGGTTTTATTGAAAATCCAACAAAAGAACGTAATAAATTATTTAAAGATATTGTAACAAAAACTGGTGTTAAACAACATTCTATTGCTGCTATTGTTTTAGAAGCACAAAAACATCCTAGTATTAAAAACAATACTTTCTTATCTGAACTAAATGCTAATATGCAAATGGGTGAAAAACCTGCAAATGTAACATTTAGAGGATTACGTCAAACAACAGGTTCAGAAATGAATTATGTTTCTTCAATTATAGAGTTGTTAATGGATGATGAAACTATCATAGGTACATTTAATCATCAAGTTGTAGAAAAAGGAGAATTTAAAACTAAATCTGAACAATATACTCCTAAGATGTTAATGTTAGATTTAATCAAAACAGAATTATTAAGAGGTAATCCTGGTGGTGGAATAAGTTATCATAAACATATACCTATGGAAATATATAATATGTTAGGTATAAATAATGTTCTTAAAAAAGCATTTAAAGATTTAAAATCTGGTGATTTTAAAAAAGAACAAGAAATATTCTTTAAACAATTACTTAGAAATAATGCTAGTCTAGCAACATCTATTAATAGTAAACATAAAGGTTCTATAACAAGAGGTGTTTATAATAATTTAGAAAACCCTTTATCTGAAGAAGATTATATTGTTTTAATATCTCCAATTGATAATAGAGATGGTGAAGATGTTGGTACATATCACAGTTATGATAAACAAAATACTGTTATAACAAACAAATATATCTATGAATATGATAGAAAAGCTCCTTCTCGTACAAGATTATATGAGTTTGTTAAACTTCTTTCTGATGAAAACCCTAATAAAAAGAGTGAAAGTTTTGTTTATAGAAGAATATCTACTGCTGGTTCTAAACATTATTCTGAATACAATAAAACAAGAGATAATGAATTTTCTTATTTATTTGCTAATAATGCTAAAAATACACAAGAAAGAATAATTGACCAAAGAGCTACTCAGTACGGACATCCTGCACAACTTGTAGGTATAATGAATGATAAAGAAGAGTTTATTGATGATTCTATTCATAATGCATTTGCTTATATACTTAATAATAGTAATGATAAATTACAAAAAGGATTAGTTAGTACATTAGCTACATTAAATCTATCTAAAATTAAAATTGAATTTGTAGATAATTTAATAGTAAAAAATAAAGAAGGAGAAGAAAAAAGAGCTGAAGGAGCTTATTATCCTAAGAGTAATATTATAAAAATTGATAAAGAATTAACAAAAGACATTAATAAATTGATTCAAGTTTTATTAGAAGAAACATTACATTATGTTACTTCTAAATATATAACTGAACAAATTAATCTTGGTGATAACGCATCTATTTATGTAAAACAATTACTTACTATACAAAGTATATTAAAAGATATTGTTCAACAAAACAAAGATAATGTCTTTACTGAACAAGATATAAAAGTATTAAACCATACAGTAGGTAATCCAAAAGAATTATTTAGATTATTTCGTACTGATGATTCAAATCAAGCAGCACATGATAAATTAATTCGAATAATGAAAGAAACTACTTATAGAAAACTATCTTTATTTAGTAGATTTAAACAAGTTATTAAAGATATTCTTTCTGCAATGGGATTTAAATTTGATAATAAACTTTATTCTGCTTACATAGAATCTATATTTGGTGTTTTACAAGAGTCTCCATTTGGTTATACAGAAGCGTATGAAGTAGATGAAAATTCACATAAAGAACCAGATATTGATATTGAAGAATATGTAAGTAATGAACCTCTTCCTGATTATACTGGAGAAAATGATATACCAAATGGAGAAGGGGATCAAGATTTTAATAATGTTTTTTTAAATGAAAAAACATCTAAAATTGAAGAAAAAGAATTTGATGATTCAACTGTTAATTATGAAGAAGATGAAGGTAAAGTTATTGGAAATCAATCTCTTGATAATTTTATTGATAAAATAAAAGAATTACAAAAACAAGATTTAGGAGAAGCAAATGAAGATGGATTTTATTTATCTCCTTCTTTTGAAGAAGAATCTATATTTGAAAGAATGTTCAATGAATTGATTAAAGATGGTGAAATTCAATATGTAGATGAAGAAACAGGTAAACTATGTGCTAAGTTTGGTGGTAAAACTAATTTTCATCGTGGTGGTAAATGGGAATTAGTAAAAGACCTAAAGAATTTTCCTACACATGAAAAAGGTGGAGTAGATGTATCTATTGGTACTAATGGTGTTTCTATTAAAAATGGAGATAGTATAATTAAAGCTGAAAAAGGATTAGTAATTACAGGAATTAATACAAATGAATAAACAATTAAATATAGAAGCTGAAAAAAACGAACTCATACTTAAGAATAATCATGGAGACCATGTTATTATTCCAGCTAATAAACGTGAATGGGTTAAACAAAAATTAAATGAAGGTTGTCATACTTGTATTGATTCATTAGTTGAATCGTTACCTACAATGAGTGATTATGCTGAATCTGAGGAGATGAATTAACATGGCTTGTATATATCAATATAAAAATCAACAGTTTAAAACTAAACAAGAATTACTCAATTTTATGGCTAATGAATATAATAATTTAAGTCAAGAATTATATAATTCTCAATTTCAAGAAGAACAAATAGGTAAAACTATAGATGAAAATCCATTTAGAAGTATGATTTATAGATATATTCAAGCAGAATCTACTATACCTATTAAAATGGGTAAGTTAATGGATTTAAGTAATAACAATAATTTAGCTACTGTAGAAAGAATTGCTAAACAATTAAATGCTAAATATGAATCTTATGATATAGGTGCTATAATTGATATTAAAGCGTTGTATCAAAAAGCACCAAGAATTAAATTCTATGATAACAATATGAAAAAATTACATGAACAAGATTGGTTTACTGGTAAACTAACTGATGAACCTCAAGAAATAATTTGTAAATAACATTATGGCTAATAAATGTACACTATATCCTGAAAAACCTGAAGAATTACAATATTGGGTAACTCTTCAAAATGAAATATTAAAAGAATATCCTAATCTTAGTAAAGATGAACAAAGAGAGATGTTAGTAGAAACCTATAACATCATTAAAACAAACGATTTTATTAAATGGTTTGGTAATTGGCTGTTAGGGGAGAGAGGTGAAGGGAAAGAGTTTAAAATCATAGAAATTGGTAAAAAGAAATTTAAGAAACCATCTGTAAAAGATGTATTGTATTTTTATAAGAATAAAGATACGTTACAAAGTAATCCTTTAACATCTCCATATATGGATGATATTAAAGATATAGTAATAGCATCTAAACTAATTCATTCTAATTATCAATTTAAAATAGCTGGTTTGAGTAAATATATTTCTCAATTGTATGATAAATTAGCTAATGAAACAGAGTCTATTAAACGTGGTAGATTAGTTAATGAAATCGAGTCTCTAAAAAAAAGAAAACAGGCTTTAATTGATAGCATACCTTCTACAGAAGATGAATACAATTTTGAAAATGTAATCATAGAAGCAAATAAAGATTTAAGTGAAGCTGAAGAGTTACTTGAATCTGGTAAATATGCTTATGAGTATATAACACAACTAATTAATTTTTGGTTAAATGTATCCACATTAGATTACACTAAGAATAAATTTTTTAATGCTAAACAATTAAAAAATGAAGATATAAAACAAACATTAACTAACATTCAAATTAAAGCTTATACATTAAAAAATGAATTAGTTTTACAAAATGAAAGTAAATTAGAACAATTTGTTGAAAAACAAACTGGTGTATTTGAATCTATTAGTGATTTAATTAAAGCTATTAAAGATGTAGGATTAGTTGCTGCTAAAACATTAGATATATCTCGATTGACAGATAACAAAATTGTAGGTGCTATATTTAATGCTGTTAAATTAATGCGTATTAAAGCACGAAAAGAAGCTATTAAAATAGCTGAACAAATAGATGCTTTATCTGTTGCAAGTAATAGAAAACTTAAAGAATTAGGATTAGATCAATCTATATTTTTTAGTAAAGATAGTGCTGGTAATTTTACAGGTAGATTATTACACTATGTAAATGATTCTTATTACAAGTGGTTATCAGAAATGGTACAAACTAGAAATTGGACTGAATTAGAAGATAAAACTACAACAATAGATGTAACTTATTTTGATGATGTAGATGAAAATATACCACAAGAATTTATAGAGAATGTAAACATAAGTGATCAAGCTAAATTAGCTATATATAATAGGTTATTAAAAGTAACTGGTAACAAATATATATTAGATAAAGAATTAAGTTCTGCTAAAAAGAAAATAAGAAACTATATTGATAAAAGAAGTATTGAATGGGAAAACATAAATAGTAATGATAAATTAGATGATAAAGCTAAAGCTAGATTGTTTAAACATTGGATTAGTAAAAACTCTCCTTATGAAAAACTAAAACAAAAGAATAAAGATAAAACTTCTGAAGCATATCATTATATACATCGTATTCCTAAACGAGAAGTAAATAAAGTATCTACTGGTTTTTATAATGCTAATTATGAAACCATATTAAATAACAAAGAATTATTTGATTACTTTACATTTATTAGAAAACAAATTAATCAACTTAAATATATGATTCCTTATGAGGAAAGAGATCATACAGATAGTTTTTCTATTCCTTTTATGGAAAAAGATTTTCTTGAGAAGTTTAAAGATACTCCTTCTTCAGATGTTTTATACGATGAATGGATTAAAGCATTCTCCACCCCTTCTCCTTCAACAGAAGTAGGTAATAAAGTAAATATTGCTACTGATGCTATTACTAAAAAGTTATCTAGTAAAACAGTAAGTATTAATCAAATGATAGAAATTCATTTGTATAATTTAGAAAAAGAACACAAATTATTAAATCCTTTATATAATCCTGAAGAGTATCCTAATAATAAATTGATAAGAGAAAACTTATTAAATAGAGCTAAAAAAGAAGTTTTAGGTAAACAATCTTTTGATTTATCTCAAATAACTAAGATTTTAGCTTTAAATACAATGATGTATAAATATAAATCTAAAATAGAAACTGATATTCGTATTGCTGTAGATCAATTTCAACGTGTTAGAGAATTAGATACTAATGTTATTGGTCAAGTAAATACTTCTAATGGTATTCAATTAGATAAAGATACATTAACTCGTATTAATGAAGCATTAGATTTCTTTTTAAATAAAACATTTTATGATGAATCATATAAACAAGAAGCAGTAAGTAAATCTAAAGTATTGTCTACTGAAAATAAACAAAAGAAAATTGAATATGAAGATATGCTTGTTCAATTAGAATTAAACAAAAGAAAATTAGGTAAAGATTTATATGAAAAAAATAAACTTGAGATACTATCTTTAATAGATAATTTAGGTTCTAATATTACTGGTTCTAAAATAGGTGATTTTAGCTTAAAATATTTAAGATGGTTGACTATGGGTTGGAATACTGCTGCTGGAGTTGCTAACGTAATGTTTGGTAAAGTAGCTAATTATGTTCATTCAGCAGATGAAAGAGCATATAGTCAAACACAATTAAAAGATGCTGAGATAATTATTTTTAAATCTTTAAAAGACAAAGATTTAAGAACTAAAATAACAAAGTTAATGAAAGAACTAGATGTTCTTAAAAAATCATCTGAAGAATTATTTAAAGATACTACAGGAGAATTTTTTAATCGTGTTGGTATGGGAGAATTAAGTAGAAAACTTAAATTTTTATCTCCTTATGCTTTACAAAATGGTGGAGAATATCTTAACCAAGCTCCTGTTATGATTGCTATGATGATGAATAAAGAAGTTAAATCTGGTATTTCATTGTGGGAAGCTTTAGATGAATCTGGTAATATTAAACAAGAACATAAAGACATAGAACAAGAATGGATTGATACTAATCAAGCTAATGAATTTGATAGATTTAAAATAGCATTGGATCAAAAAATAAAAAATGTTCATGGTAACTACGATCCAGATAGTGTTATTCAAATAACAAATACTTTTATAGGTCGTTCAGTTTCTCAATTTAGAAAATGGATGTTTGAAGGTTTTGCTATAAGAATGGAAATAGAACATTTTGATCCTGCTTTAGGATATAGAGTAAAAGGTCATTATAGAAGTATGAAAGATATATTTGCTAGTATGCCTAAAAATGATATTGGTGGTCATGCTAAACATTTAATTAATTTATTTAGTGTAGCTTATAAATTAAAGTTTGGTAGTATGACTATGAATGAAGCTGAAACAAATACAGGTTTATCAGAACTAGATATTATAGGATTAAGAAAAAGTATTAATGAATTAGAAATATTAATTACTACAATGTTATTATTAGTATTATTAGGTAAAGATGATGATGATGAAGATGATTCATTTTTCATTAACTTTATATATAATGAAGGATTACGATTAAAAACAGATATTTTGTTTTATAGTAATCCTACTGAGTTTATGACACTTGTTCAAAATCCTACTATTTTATTTGGTTTTTATGAAAAAATAGTTAGATTTACTAGTGATGTATATAATATTACCTTTGGTGATATGGAAGATGAATTACAATCAGGACCATTTAAAGAAACATCAAGAACTGTTAGAAATATTTTTGATTTAATTCCAGGTACTGCTCAGTATAACAAATTAGTTAGAATGAGTTATAAACAAAGAGAGTAAAAATTCTTATATTATTTTATTATATATGTCATTATTAAAAAAGGTAGTTTGAAAGCTACCTTTTTTATTTATTATTTATTTTTGTTTACGTTTAATAGTGTTAAATAACATATACAATTGTAAATTTATAGTATAAATACGATTATATTGTTCTGTTAATTTCATTAAACTTTTAACTTTATCTTTATCTAAATCACAATAAACTTCCCAATCAGTAGATTCATTTAGTTTTTTAATTAATTCTTCTAATGAAATTGTTTCATCTATATATTGTTCAAATAAAATATCATTACTAAAGAAATAATAATCTCTATTCATTTTAAAAACTCCATGCTTCAAGTGTATATTTAAAAGGATTACCTTCAATATTTTTAACAAGTTCGAGCATCTCTTTAGCAATAATTCTTATTTCTAATTGAGCATATTCATCCATTCTTTGAGTTAAGAAATTATGAAATGATCTCATATTAAATAGTATATCTGCTTGTATTTGGGAATTATAAGTTTTAAAGAATCTAGCTGATTCTTTAGCTCTTTTTCTACCAAGAATAGGTGTTAAATCTTCTAAACATTGATGATATAAAATATTACCTTGAATAGTATAATCTTCAAGAATTTCTTTCCAATCTAAACCAAGTTTAAACCCATCACCTGATGGATAAATTTCATTCCAATCTTCAGGAAGGTAAAACTTATCTTCTTTTAACTCTTTATATCTAGCTGAGTTATGAACAACTATTCCGTTGGCTATAAAATTGTTATTATTTCCTTCTACTTCTATATCGTATGTATCTTCTTTACCAAGAAAAGAAATATCAATTATAGGAGAATAATGAACTGCTAATTTACCCTTTAATCTTTTAGGATTATTATACCAATCAATTATTTTTATTTCGTAATTTTGAGATAATACTTCTTTAGCAAACTCAATTTCACTTTCTACTGTTTCATGTATTTTATAATGACAGTTTTTACAAACTGTGATTAAATTTTCAAAATCATAAGCTTTTGTTATATCTGCAGTAACTGGAATTATGTGATGAGCATGTAGATTTTTTGATGATAATCCGCATTTTTGGCAAGTAAAGTTATATTTCTGGTGTACTTTAAAAGCATTTTGAGTAGCCCATGTTCCTATCAATTCTCTTTCGGATGAAATTCCACCTCTCCAAAAATGTGATTTATCTCCTTTTAAAGGATTATGTTTTCTTTTTTTTATATTAATTTTATACCCTGTAATATTTTTATTCCATGGTTGCAATCCTTTTTTAAAATCTTTATTTTCATCTTTTTTAAATGATATATCAAAAATATAACCCCATTTTTTAACGAGTTCATATTTAAGATTATACTTTATTGCAAATTCTTTTCTAGTATAATTTAAAGATTCTGAATAAAAAGACTCAAAAGTCCATGGTTTATTAGGTACTTCAATACTAATCCCATTACAACCAACTAATGAATTTAAAGACAATCCGTTTGAAATGGTTTTATACCCATCTTTAGTCCAAATAAAATGATTATCAGTACATTTTATTTTCTTGCCGTTACATAATGTAATTTGGTAAATATCTTGTTTACCTTTATACCAAACATCTTTTATATGAGAAGTTGTAAATAATCCTGTTTTTTCATCAAGAACCCTAAGCTTCATATTTTTTATTCTTTTTTGATTATATAATTTATCAGCTTCGGTGTTTTGATGTTTTCTACCATTATTCCAACTATCATAAAGCTCTTTTACAGTTTTTGCTAATTTTGCTGATGCTACATTATTAGTATTAACAAATGTTATTTTAGTATCTCCAGTAATACATTCGGCATTAATAGAGCTAATTCTGTGTTTTAGAAGATGTATATGACTAGCTATATCAGTATCTACTAGAAAGTGTACAATACCTTTTTCAAATGGACTACCATGAGGTACAGGTTCTGCACTCCATAATTGTTTTAATAAACTTGGAATACGTTCACGTTTTTCTGGAGTCAAATCACGATTTGTACTTGTCCAAGCTGAACAAGCAATTGCTTCATCTCCTCCATACCATCCTAATAATTCAATTTTATTGTTCATAAATATTTTTTTTGGTACTTTACTCATATATATATTCTCCTACTAAGACTTCTTTACCTTCTGAGTTTGTTGTGGTTTTAAGTTTATAATTATGACAGCAATCAGAACTTAAATGTTGTCCTTGATGATTTATACAATTATTACAAAGTTCCATTTCAGCAATAAACCATTTAGGTGTTTTAGGTTGTTTGAGAGTTTGGATAATATCATTTGAATTGTCTTTTAGTTTGTAGGTTACAACTACTTTATCTCCATAATTATAACCATAAAGAGTATGAACTACACCATCTTTTGTAACAAACGTTTTACCATCTTCAATCTTTTCATCAGAAACAGCTAAGTAATATTCAGGTGTTTCAATTATTTGTAGTTTCATATTACAGTTTTTTTTAAAATTCATGTAATTGTTTATTCCAACAGACATTGGTTTCTAGTTTTTCTATGTTTTATTATTTAAAAAATAATACAAATCTCTTACAAATCTACTATCACTAAGTGCATTGTGTTCGTTAGTTTGTTTAGGATAATCTTTTCTTGTTTTAAAAGATTCTAATGCTTCATCAAAAGAAAATAATTTTATTTTATGGAATATTCTTGATTGATTTTCTTTTTCCATTAATAGCATTACTTTTTCATCCATAGTTTGTTTTAAATCAAAAGCAAACATAGGAAAACCATTAGGCAAGTCAATCATTTTACCAAATAACCAACAAAAAGCTACCCAATCATAATCGGCATAATAACCGTAAAATTGAACGTCTTTAAATTTGTATTCTGTTTTATATTTAAAAATAGTTGTAGATGTTCTATCTTTTTCCGCTACAAAGTCTTTAATTTCTTGAACTATTTGTTTATTGGTTTTACCGTATTTATTAATTAATCTTTTAAGTGATTCATAGGTAAAAATATACGTTGGAAAATCTAATACAACATTCCTATTTTTAGCTATATTGTACTCTTCTACTTCCTTTACTCTTAACTCTCTCCATATAGATTTAAGAACATTTTCACGAATCCAATAATCTTTGTATGGGTTGTTTTCTGTTTTTGTTCGTTTAATATCATGTCTATTCCAAGCTTCTTTTAAATTGAAGTCTTTAGAAATAGCATAATATTCACGATTATCTTCTGAAACCAAAGCGATGGATATTAAATCAATAGTTGGTTTTGTTTTTTTTCTGAATAAAGAAATAGGAAAAGGTTCTTTTTGAGAACCTTCTAAAAATTCAGTATCTATAAAATAACGACTCATAATTTATATACCACTATTTTCTGCTATATCATTCCATACTGCTTTTTTAGCTGCTTCTACACGCTTTTCTAAATCTTCATTATATCTTTCTTCAATAAAAGAAAGTATTTGCTTTAACGAGTTATCTTGAAATACATCATCTTTCATTTTGTGATTTAGAAAGTATCCTTCTTTGTCTGTTGACAAATAAAATTCTAATACATTTGAATATAACTTACATTTATGTATTATGCCATCTTTTAAATTTACTTTAGTGATTTCTTGCAAACGTGCAAGTTCTTTTAAGTTTTCTGTTTTAATCATACTATTACTCCATATTTAAATCTTCTGTTATTTTATTAATGTTTGTTTTTAAATTAAATTTTTTGTTAATTATTCGCCCTACGCATACACGAGGAACGTTATAAACAATGCCAAGTATTCCACTTATCAAGGATACTTTGCCAATGTCACTCAAACATTGGAGAATAAGTTACAGTATCGCCTTTATTTTCGACACATTGTACGCTTTCATAAACACTTGGTTTTGCATGGCAATTAGGGTTTACACAACTTATTTCGACCTCAGATGGCATATAGCTTTTATCTACTTTCGGTTTTTCCCCACAAAAAGGGCAAGGTAAAGCACTGGTTATAACAGCAGTTTGGCAAAATAGCTACAGATACTTCTCGGTTAATAATTAAATTTGTGCAGGTAGAAATTTTTGTTTCATACTAACTTCTCTAATACATAGTTTATTGCGTCTAAATAAGCTTTTTGCCTATTAGGGAAATCTTTAGACTTATAAAGTATTGCTAACTTATAGTTCTCAAAACCTTTCACCATACTGTTAAAAACATAACAATCGTCATATTTTCTTGATTCTGGTATATTTAATTCCACTTCAATAGAATAATTATACTTTTGAAAAATCCATTCAATTACTTCATATACTTTAGGTCTTTCAAGATATTCTTTTTTATCATAAGGACAACCTTTTTCTTTAAGTAATTCACTTTGTTCAAAACTTACATAATGTCTATTCATTTTATTTTTTCTAATTTTATAATGTATTTTTTACCATCATAAGTTTCTATAACACCATTATGAATTGATTTCACCTACACGAATTGTCGTTACAAAAAAACCCTTTTCAAGTTTATTTTTAACTGAAAGAACATTTCCTTGTTTCTCCATACTAAACCAAACATATTCGCCAACGTTTGGCACTCTAATATTTTTTGGGTAATCAAATACCCCAGCAACCTTATCAAATACAATTTGCTTCACTTCGATTGGTTTTTTGTTTGTTGGTTTTAAAGACCACATATTTTTAAGATTTGTAGAAGCACTACCGATAACAGCCATTTTGCGTAATGGCAGGTTCGATGGTAGCTTCAAGGTTTGTAATTCTATTAAAGTTCGGTGGTTATCGGCAGCTTAGTGCTTCGATTGCCCCACCTGACGGCAAGCGAAAACACGTTAGGCGTAATTTTATACAAACTCCGTATTACATCTATTGCATTTATAAACTTCAATTGTTGTCCAACCATGCGGTTCTGAACGGTCGTGCGAAACTCTACCTAATTCGCATCTTGGGCATTGGGCAGTCATAAGGTCGCTTAACCAATTAAAACTACGCCTAGCGGCACCTTGCAAAAATGAGGGGTCTTGTGGTTTATTGATGTTCTGTTCTTCGCTCATAATTTTGTTGTTAAATTGAAAATTTGTTCTTCGTAATTTCGCACTTCTGCAAAATGCAAAATCTTATGTACAAGACTACCGATAGTCCTCCCAATAATCATTTTCTTCTTTTTCGGTCATTTGACAAACAGTTCCTTTACCATTACACTTTTCGCATTTAACGGTTTCTTTTTCATCATCGTGTTGGCTAACTAATGCTTCATAGTAGCCGTTACCTTTACATCTTTTGCAAGTTTCTGTATTCATTTCGTTTTTAAATTAAATTTAGTGCTGATAACCCGCCCAGCACATAACAGCGGTTTAGCAAGATGCAGGGGTGACGTTTTTTCAAATCAACATTTTTCATATCATTAAGTTTATTTTTTGTCTAAGTTAAGTATGATGTATTTTATATGAACATAATGCTACGTTTATAACATCAATGTTATCGTCATCCATTAAAGAATTAATGGTTTCAATGTCTATTTTAATTTTTGAATGTCCGTAATATTTACAATTCTCGATTATAACTTCTTCTGGTAGAGCATTAGCACACATCTTCTCTGCTACCGATTGACAGATGTCAAACAGTTGTTCTTCGGTATATAATTTCATAATTATTTCTTTTTAAATTGTTCAAACCATTTATCAAAAGCTTCTTCGGGGGTGTTTCCTTTAACATTGTACCAATGATGAAAAAACTTAATAGCTATTTCTTTAACTTCTTCTTCACTATACATTAGTTCAGCTTGATATTTTGCACCTGCTTTAAAGGTTGTTTGAACCCATTCTGATGCACTATTTTGCATCCATTCTTTTGAACGAAAGTAATTTTCAGAGGCTTCTTCAAGTGTTTTTTTTAATTCTACCAAAATACGTTTTCTATTTTGACAACCATTTTCATCTGGTAGTATGTGTATATTCTTATTCATATTGTTTATTTTAAATAAAAGAAGGACTCTGGAGTGTATCTCCATGTTATTCAACTAGTAATGCGCTTTGTAGTATTGAGTCCTTCTTTATTAGTTTATATTGACATCAATAAATTATTACTAATCATCCAGCTAACATTTTTATTAGGATAATTTTCTTCCATATAAGATATAATATCTTTTATATCATTTTCTTTAACAAACTCTTTATATCGTCTTATATGAGTAATACCAGATTCATAATCTAGTATTATTATATATTCAGGGTTTTCCATAATTATTAAATAAAATTCTTAAACATTCTGCTACCTTGTGGTAATTCAGGTTGATCATTATATTTAGAAGTTTCTTTTTTATCATAAGATTGTTCACATTCTCCTGTCTCATACCAATATAATTGACCTATTTTCATACCAGCATATACTCTAACAGGTTGTAATACAAAAATTTCTAATGTCCAATGACCACAAAATCCATTGTCTCCAAAACCTGCTGTAACATGAACATTAATACCTAATCTACCAATAGATGATTTACCTGAGATAACAGGAACTACATTTCTTGATTCAGTATATTCTAATGTTGACATTAAATATAATTTATTAGGTAATAGTATCAACTCATTAAATTTACGAGTATGTATAGTATTATCTTTTTTAGCATCTAATAAATCATTATTGTATTCACTAACATATTCACTTAGTCTAACATCATACGAATTAGAACCTAAGCTATCTTTATCAAAAGGTGATAATACAATATCACCTTTTTCTATTCTTTCTAATATTTGTTTATCACTTAGTATCATAAATTATTTTCTATAAATTTTTTAATAATAAAACTTAGTAATATAAATATTACAAGTGTAGTAATACTCAACCAATTAAAAGGGTTATCTTTAAATACATATAATATAAATTCTACTATAATCCATACTTTTGTTAAAAGTATTATTAAATTACATAAAGCTAATAATGCTATACCTATTTCTGCTGTTTTTTTCATTTTGATAAAATTATATTATTTTCATTATCATATACTTCAATAACAGGATAACCATTTTCTTCAGTAGTTAAGTTTTCTTCACAATCTAACATTGTTTCAAAATTAAAATTAACTTCTGGAAAAACGCTAGGTAAATCAACAGGATGTAATCCATTATTTATTTCATTTAATATTTTTTGTTTTAAAGATTTATCTTCTTTAAAACTCTCATCATTTATTGATACTCTTACCCAAGTAGTAATTTTATAATCAATACGTTTTATTGTATTCATAAACTTATATATAAATAAAAATCTCTCTCTAAATTAATAGAGAGAGATTAATTAATTAACTAATTAATTGTTTACGAGATTTTATTAATAAATCAATAAACTCATCGTTATTTGTATCCATAGCAATATGAGTTTTCTTCAATTGCTTTTTAGTAGTTTCTAATAAATCTACTTCATAATTCAAATAATTGTTCTCTGTATAAGCAGATTCAATTTCAAACCAATTATTGTTTTCATCTTTAGCTATTTCAGCATAAGGATAATATTCTGATACTCTCATTTTAGAATGATCATAATCAGGAATAGCAACAACATTCATTGGATTAATTAAACAAGCTAATACAACAGAATTGGGTGAATCATTATAGAATTTTTTCACATAGGAATTTGAACCAACGTGTAACCCAACAGAACAATCATTTTTAGAATTAGAATCTGCTTCACCTCTAGGCATTATAACAGGTTTACCTAAATAAATATCATTACCATATACACCACCTTTATAAAATGGTTTATAATCAGGTGATTCAGCAATAGTAATATTTCTATCTAATAAACGTTGAAAATTAAATCCAGCTGTTAAATTAGTAGAACTTTTTACTTGTTGAATATCACCAAATTCTAATACACCATTTGGATCACTATAAATACAAGTATGTAATAATGGTTTTAATACATCTTTATCTACAATAGATTTAGGTGATTCAATGATACCATATTGTTGTAATTTAAAATCAACCATTTCTTGAATTTCAGAATCTAATTCATCAAAGAAATGTTTCTTTTGAACTCTTTCAACTTGTTTATACATAATAGCATAACCATTTTCACTAATAGGTACACCAAATGTTTCTACATAATTATAGAATCCATATCTAGCAATAGGGTCTGGATTAGCCATACACAATAACCAAAATCGTTTTAATGATTCAATACGATTAGGAAATTCTACTAAATCATTTAGTTTACGAACTAATTGTTTAGGGATAGGTACAGGTACATTTTCTAAATAAAAAGAACCGTTTTTAACAATTAAGCCTTCTACACCATGAAGATGCATTTGATCTCCATAATTAAGAACTAATTGTAATTGTTTTTCTAATTCTTTCTTTTTAGCTACATCTTTTTCATTATCGTATTCTCTACAATAAGGAAGAAGTACACTAACTTTTTCTTCTTCTTCATATCTATGATGTTTACCATTAATAATTACAGTAAGAAGATTTTTATTATATTGATAAAATACACTCATTCTTTTTTAAGATTAAGTTTATATGTTAATAAAGGATTTTTAAGATTTTTAACATAATCTATTGATATAGGATCTTTTAGAAATTCAGTTAAATCTCTTATATGTTTAAAAATAGAAGAACCATTTTCTTTAAATTCTTCTATTGTGTTTTTTAATAATTTAAACTCATCTAAAATAGATTCATCTAAACTACTATAACTAAGCTTTAATCTTAAATCATATTTAGATTTTGAAATTAAATTTAGTTTATTTTGCATTATTTTAAAATAAGCAAATTTATCAGCTAAAAATTTAAGCATATTCCAATCTGAATAATTAAAATGGCTTAATACATATATTTCTGTTTCTCGTTTTATCAAACGTGGAATAAACTTATCTATAAATTCTACAAATGAAATTGCTCTTGGTAAAGAACAAAAGAAATCATAATTCTCTTGAGATACAAATACTAATTGATATTTATATTTTGAAGTGCTAAATTCATTATTAAAATCTATAGCTACTTTTTTATTAGCATAAGTTGAAACAATCCATCTTTGATTAATAGGAATAATACTTTTTATTTTATCTTCTACTAATTTATGAGAGTTTATTTTATTTCTATGAAGTCCATTATAAGAAATAGTAGCATAAGCTAAACTACCATCACTTTCTGTTTTAAGAGATGTTTTAGGATAATCATAAGAACTAGCTAATTTAAATGTACATATATAATAATTATATATTATTTTTAAATATACTTCTTGTTGACTATCTACTTTTTCAATAGATATTTTAGCATATATATTTCGTTCTAAATTTTTAATAAATTCTTCATAACTCAATATATTAATTAAACTACCATGATAATTAATAAAGTATTTTATTTGATATTCTTTTAATTCAATATCTTTAATTACTTTATAAGTATGATTTTTACCTTTTCTAAATACAGAATAAGTATAGTCTTTATAATTATTAATATTATTGATATTAGAACTAAAATATCTTGTTGTTAAACAAGGATATAAATTCAATTTATTAATAATATGATTTTTAATATAAAACTCATTACTATTATCTAAAGAATTATTTAAAAATGATTCTAAATAATCAGGTGTTAATGTAGGAATATAAGATTTTATTTCACTTAACAATAACAACAATTTATATTTAATAGCATTTATTGATTTATCATTAAATTGAACAGATTCTCTATTCCAAGTAACATCTAATTCACCAATATCGAATTTTAATCCTATAGGTATATTAAATAAATTTTCTAATAAGTTAGTTTCTTCATCATTTATCTTATTATTATGATTAAAATCATCTTTAATTATACTCATGTACAATTGTCTATCAATAGGATAAATAACTGGTCCATAAGCTAAATGTAATGTTTGTAAACCTACTTCTTTAGAATATAAAAATGTATTTGCTTCTTCAATTTTATATTCATTATTTAAACCTAAACCATTATAGTAAACATTATGAAAATAAATAAGTTGTTTTCTTATTTCATTAGTTACATCATGTGGTTCATGTTTCATAGGTACAATTACAGTAGTACCTGTAGGTTTATCTAGTACATCAATAGTATCTACTAAATCAATAGTAGGACCACTTGCTTTTTTAGTAATTACATAATGATATTCTTTATTATCATATACAGTAATTAAAGAAAAAGATGTATCTACATAACCTAACGGACTTTTGCTTCCTAATCCCCAGGCTCCGATTTGACCATTTGTATTTCTTTTAGTTGATTTAAAGAAATATTGAAATACACTACTCATTCTATCTGGAGATATACCAATACCTTTATCTTGAAAATGTAATTGGTTATCTTTATATGATATAATAATAGGTTCATCATATTTCTCATTTTCAACATTAGCATCCCATGCATTAGATGCTATTTCTCTAATAAAAGAGCCTAATGGATTACTATAATTAACAAATGCATGAAAAGCCATACCTATATCTTTAATATCAAACGCATAAGCATTTGATTCTATAGGTTTTGAAGATTCAATATCTAATTCTTCTACTTCAAATTTCATTGTGCAGACTTTAAATCCCAATAAAATACTGGAATAATTATTTTAAGTTCATTGTTTAAAGTTTGTGTTAAACCTACTTCCATAGCAAGTTTAGATGAAATAGTATAAGTATCTTTTTCAGTTACATAAACAATTTTATCACATACACTTATATATTCTGCTGGTATAGTCCAAGCATCATATTTTCTTAATCGAGAAGATTCTTTTTCTTTTTTATGAAGAACTTGATCTATTAAACTATAAGGTGATTTTATGGTATCCATTGTATAGCTTCTATATTGTTACTAAGTAAATAATCATTTGTTTTCCAAAAATGTCCATTTCCTTTAAACCCTTGTTCTATATAAGCAGGGGAGGGAGAAGAAGTTTTTAGTATTAAATGACGAGTTTGATCTATGTAGGATTCTAAAAACCAATTGTTTTCACCCCACAATAAAAATACAAGATTGTTCTTTTTATTTAATAATTGAACAACTTTAATAATTAATCTCTCCCATCCTCTGTCCTTATGAGATAGTGGAAGACCATTAGTTACAGTAAGTATTCTATTAAGTAATAATACACCTTGTTTTGCTAAATAAGATAAATCATGCGTATCATATAAAAAACATTCATAGTCATTTTCAATTTCTATTAAGATATTTCTTAATGTAGCAGGATATATTTCAAGTTCTTCTTTACAAGAATAAGCTAAACCATGTGATAAACCTTCTTTGTGATAGGGTTCTTCACCTAATAAAATTACTTTAACTTGATTATAAGGAGTAAGTTTAAATGCAGTAAATACTTCATTACGAGAAGGATATACTATATCTTTTTTACGTTGTTCAGTAATAAACTGCATTAAACTTTTTATATAATCTTTATCAAATTCATCATGTAATATACTATTCCAAGAAGAACCTACTAAAGAAGTTACATCCATGTATCTATTGGTAATATGTTGTATTCATTGAGATAATACTCATAAGGCATATCCCATTTATCTATATCAATGTGATTAGCTAAACGATTAAATAAACCATTATAAGTAATATATTCTCTACTTTTTATAGTAAAGTAATTATCATCTTGAGCAAAAGGTTCTAAACCATATATACCTATACATCTTTGTATCCATACTTTACTTACTGTAAAACAAGCATGACGTTGTTCTACTGTTGAATAAACAACAAAAGTAAATGTTTCAGCTTTACTTGCTTGTAAATAATGTACAGCTTGTACATAATATTTAAAGCCTATAAAGTATGACCAAAAGAATGTTGTAAGAGATTGATTAATGATTTTAAAATCAAAAATAGCATCATTTAATTGAATATCTAATTCAGCTTTAATCTTATAGTTACCTGTATTATGTTTAAAATCAGATAAATAAGGAACATGAAACTGAGATAAACTATCACATAGTATATCTTGAATCATATCATTAGAAGATTGAAAATATCTAATTATATTAAATATCTTTTCTTTTTCTTCTCTTGATATAATAGATTTACCTGATGATAGATTCATATAATATTGATCTCCACCATCTTTCATTAATGCATCTAATACAGTTTGTTTCTTCCAATTAGATTGATAGCCTATTTCTTGTGATATATCATATAATACATCATCTGATTCTTCTTGTCCTAAATTTACTCTATCAGCGTATGTTTTAAGAATCAATTGTACCTTATCACTAGGAACTCGATTTAAAACAATATTTTGATTGAAAAATTTGCTCATAGAAGCATCAATATCTTTTGTTAATAGTATTTCATCAACAAAAGAACCACGAATCATAGCTTTACTTTTGTTCTCATCATTGTATGTAAAACTATTGTATTCACTAGGATTTTTCTCAATTAATTTTAATCGTGATTGAGAAATACCTTCCAATAGTTGATAATTAAGTTGTGCCATTATAATAAAAATAAAATTCAAATTTACGTTCTTCCCATTTTTCTACAGGTGAGATAAATGGTGCATTTCCTGGTTGTTTTACAAATTGATAAGTATCATTTTGTAATTTATGTTCATCTACTAATGTATCTTCAAAGTATTTATAATAAAAGAATAAATTTGAAGGATCCCATTCACCACTAAGTACAGTAGATAATTTCCAAAATACTCGTAATTGTTTTGAAGGATCAAATACAGGTAAATCTTTAATAAATGGTTTATAAAAGTTTTTTAGAGTATGAACCATTTTACTTCTTACACCAGGATGCATACCTGACATAAAATCGTTACCAGACATTGTTGCATATCGAGGTTTACCAACACTAAGTTTATTTTTTATAATAGGAGTACCATGATTATCACATAAAATAAGCTTACTATTCTTTTTTGTTCCTTTGTTAATAAAGGAATACTCTTTAGAATGTACTTTAGCTAATAAATATTTAGGTAAACTATCTCTATTTTCTTTAGTGTAGTAAGTAGCTCTTCTAGCTTTTGATAATAATATTTGTGTTGGAAACTCAGGAATAATGAGTTTACATATAGGTTCTAAATTAGTAATTTGAAAATGATTAAGGTAATCATCTTGTGTTATTGTTTGAATCATTAGTTAATAATTTTTGTATATACTCTAAAGTAGATTGATAATTAGTTAATTTAACTTGATCACTTATATCTTTATGAAGCATAAATCGTTGTTCTAAATTAAATTCAGAACAAATAGCATTAGAAAATAATATTCCTTTTTCATCATTATCATAGATAACAACAATTTGTTTAAATCGTTGTTTTAATTCATCTATAATAGATTGATAAAAATGAAAGTTTTCACTTTGACCTGCTATAGCATGATAATTCATACGATGTAATACCATTACATCTTTAAGAGATTTTGTTAAAATTAATAAATCACCTTCTTTAGGTATTTGAATCCAACCTGCTATTCTATTTGTATTACATATAAATCGAATAGTGTCTTTTTTACGTTTATAAAAATAAATTTTCCATCGTTCATTACCATATTCATCTGTACCAAAATAATATCCTATCATAGGATCACTACTATTATACACATGAAATAGTTTACTATTAAGAAATAAATACTTAATTGAAAATACGTTATAAAAATCACATTGTTTGCGTGTAATTCCAAACTGTTTTAAATAAGTAATATCTGTTGTAGTAAATTCTTGTTTACTAACACCAATTATTGATTTATTTGATTTAGTTATTTCTGTAACTATTTGTTTTGTTTCAACATAATTAACAGATAACTTAAAATCATCATGTATTTGATACATAGCATCATTATAAGAAATATTAAATTTCTTAGCTACATAACCTATAGCATTATATGCTTCTTTTAAAGCATAATCATATATTAATAATGTGTTATCAGAATGTACAAGAAATTTACAACTTGGATGAGCATCTTTTCTTACAGTAGATGAAAATTGTTTAGTAGTATAAGGTTGACCATAATGCTCAAATATTGCTTTTTGATCAATATGTTGAAATAGTGTTTCTCTATTTAATAATGGTCTTGATTTAATCATAAAATAAAAAGAGTATAGATAGCAATACTACTATCTATACTTTATAATTATTAATTAAAACCCTGCTTGTTCTTCAGAAAAACTATTGGTTTTAGGTGTTGTTTCTTCTGCTGTTCCTAACGAACTAGTAATCAATTGATTAATAATTTCATCAGGTATTTTAGCAAAAACAAAGTCTGTAGGGTAAAGAATAGTCATAGACTTACCTTTAGAACTCATATATTTTTGTTGAGCAGCAAAATGTTTAATCCAATTGTTTAATCCAGTATTAGATTTACGTTGAAAATAACCATTGTATAGGTTTTGATATACATTACCTTTACTTGCTGAAACAACAAACAAAGCTCTTAATTCATTTTTAGAATTAGGATCTTTAAATATAGATTTGAAATCTACAAAATCACCTTCAAATTCTTTTTTATAATTATCAGGTCTACAAGCATCACCAGGTTTAACATTAAACCAAGTTTTTAAGAAGTTTACTAATGCTTCTTCACCAATATATGCTGGTCTAGCAGTATCTACTTTAAAACCATATTGAATAGATGTTTCACTAACAGATTGTAAATCTACAGCCCAAGCAGTATTACCTGCTAAATCTATATATTGACGTTTACCAGTAGTAGATTCAAACTCTTGATTTCTTACATCAAAAGAAACAAATGATTTAAGAACTTCGTTTTTTAAGTTTTTATAAGTAACCCAAAAACGAAATGTAGCTACTGTAATATTTTCTTTGAGTTTAATATACTCTGGCTCTTTTTCGGAATTTACACCTAATTTTTGTAATTCTTTTTTTGTAGGATTGAAAGCAATAGGAGTTATATCTCTTAACCCCCAAAACTGTTCTATTTGTTGTACTACTACTTCTTCTTGATTATTACTTTGAATAAAAGACATATAAATATTTATTAAATGTTATTAAAAATAGAGTAGTAACATAGTATTACTACTCTTAAAATTAGATTAATCTGCTAATTCTTCAGTTACTTCAGGAGCTTCTTCTTCACTCAAGTCATTCTCATATAGATCTTCACCAGAAGCAATAACTTTTACAACAACGACACCGTCTTTATTGTAAACTTCTTCTAATTTCATTTCTACTGTTTTAATGTTAGCATCATCTAAGAATTTACGAAATTCTGATGAAGTAAAGATACGACCTTCACCTTTTAACATAACAGATTTATCATTAGCTTGAATAATCAAGAAAATTTCATCTTTGTTAACAGGGTTATAACTCAATGTTAATCCGTTTTCTTTCAAGTTATATTTTTCTTGAGTAACAGGAGATACATTAAAACGTTGTGTTTTATTAGAGTACATTAAGTCGTAATTATAAACTACTTTACGAGTGTTAGCTCTGGAAACAGTAACTAAGGAAGTAATGTCAAATGCCATAATTGTAATAATTAAATTAAATGATTGTTTTGTTTGAATTGATATGATTTGTACTATACTATATCAATGATAAATTAAATGATAAATTTATTCTTTAGAAGGAAGATCAGGTGTATCTAAACCTTTATCATAAGCAGAGATACATTTGAGTACATAATCTAAATCATTAGGAATTAGCTTATCTGGAAACATTCCTTCTGGAGATTTACATACTTTTGAACCATCAGTAATAGTTCTAAAATAGAATGAAGGAGTACCGCTACCAAATACTATTTCAGTATGAAGCATTACAGTAAACAAACCTGCTACTTTAATGTGACCATCTAATATTTTACCAATAGTTTTCATATCAGATTTACCATCATCTTTAATCTCATTATGAGCTAAAAATACAATAGTTAAATCTGAACGTAGTGGAGCAATAAATTTAGGACCAGTAAGATCATAAATATGTTTAGCCATTTCATTGAATTTAGTAAATCCAATTTCTTTAGCTCTCTCCACAAACTCATCTACTAGCGTATATTGGAAGTCATCTACTATAATAGTTTTGATTTCTGGTCTTTTATTAGAAATATTTGTAATAGATACAGCTATTTCTGAATGATCCATTGTAAACTTATAATTCTTATTTTCAATACTAAATTTATTAACCCAACCTCTAAAAGGAAGTGCTTTATTAGCAACATTAATAAGAACTGTTTCTTTTGGATCAAGATTAATTAAAGAACGTGATTTACCAGAACCACTTTCTCCAATAATTAATATACTTTTAGCCATTTATTGATTGTAAGTATTGTTTATACTCCATCATAGAATTATGTTGAAGTAAATGTTTGAAGGGAATCCAAGTTACTTCACCATCTCTGTTTTTAAGTATATGAACAGCTAAGAGACTTTTTAATTCTCTATCCCAATCCAAATACTTCTTCACATTAGGGTATAACTCAGGTCTTTGAAGAATAATAATAACATTTGCAAACTGTGCTAATGCATCACTACCAAATAAATCACTTGCTAAAGGATAAGGATTTGTTTGACGAATCATGTCTTCAATATTACGATTTAACTGAGATAATAAGATAGCACTTATTCTATCAGATACTGTAAGTTCTTGAAATGTAGCAGCAAGCTTAGTTATTTTTTGTTCTTCTGTTTTTTCGTTACTCGATGTTATTAAACGAGTATGATCAAATAAATTTATAATGTGTATATCAGGATATTTCTGACGTAACTCTTTATTTACAATTTTAATTCGTTCAGGAGTAACATTTTTATTAAAAAAATAAAATGGATATTCTGTAACATACGATTTCATCTGTTTAATAATATTGAAATCTGTTTCATCTAATATTTCTTTTGCTGAATTAATTTCACCAACAGTTTTACCTGTTTTAGAAGATATAAAACGAGTTACTTGTTGAGTATTTCTCATTTCTAAATTCCAAAACAAAATAATAAATTTAGATAAATCATTATAATCACAAATATTAAATAACAGCGCAGAAGAAAAAGCACTTTTACCAACCGAAGGTCGACCACCAATGATATATTGAGTAGATTCTTGTATTCCACCACCTAATGTTTCATCAAATGTAAACCATTCAGTTTTTAATGGTTTAATTAAACCATCTTTACGCTTCTCTATTTCTACTATTGTATTATCATACGATGTAGTAATATGTTCAAAACCATAATTGTTAAGAACTTCTTCGTAAGAAATTTGGTGTTTCTGATCCATTATATTCCTCTGCTAATTTTTGATGTTCTTTCCAAATTTCACTAGTTAAATATTTTTGAATATTCATATTTATTTGATTGTTTTGAACAGCCCAATTAAGAGCTATCATCATTCTATCAAATACTAGTTTAGTAAGAATTTTTTTATTGAACAATGTTTGTAACTCTTCTTTATCAACCATTTTAAGATTAATCTTAGGAAGATGTGGACCACTAAAATTAGTTATCCAGGTAGGATACAATTCATAAAATTGTTCAAATTCAGTTAATGTAGCAAATAAGGAATCTATATATTTAATTGTAATTTTATAGGTATCAGGTATATATTGTTTAGGTATAGTAGGGTTTAATACTTCTATAAAACCTGTTTTTTCTAAATAATCTAAATCTGATTTATTCCATATAACTTTATTTTGTTTTTTCCAATGTTCTATCATCTTATACATATTTGCAATAGGATGATTCTCATTAGATTTTTTATGATACAATCTCTTACCTGAAGGAAGAGTATCATAAGCATCTGAATACAATAAAAAACACAACAAAAACTGATTAGGTGTAATATTGTGTTTCATTAAGTATTGACAGTATTCATCTATATCAATAATCATGTTGTCTATAATTGAGTTCATACGTTATATAATCTCAGATACAGATGTTACATCAACAACATTAGGAATATTTTCAAGACGTTGAGTCAACCATTTCTTTTCTTGTGATTTGAAATCATTAGCTTCATCTTGAACATACAATTGAATATTTCTTGCTATTTTATTTTCAACATATCTGATCCCTCTCCCTCTCCTTTGAACATCTTGCAATGCTTTAGAAGTACCTGCTACTATAATAGTATTTTCTATATCAGGTATATCTGCTCCAACATCTAACATCATAGCTGTAGATAATTTTAAAATCTTACCTGACATAAATTCTGTCATTACAGATTCTCTTTGTTTATCTCCAGATACTTTATAATATAATTTGGAGTCTATTTTAGATTGGGGGATACCATGCACATAATACATAGTTTTTTTATTTACTTTTACTGATTCACCAACTTTAAGATGAGTTTTTTTATCCAGTATTATAGTAGATATGTTTGTATGATAAGATTTACAAGAAAAAGTATCTTGTGCTATACGATCTGCTGATTCACTTGTTTGAGAAAAGAATATTGTTTTAGAATCAAGAAATTTCTTATCTAATTCTTTTATTATCTCAAATTTATTTTCAGCATTGTATAATACATTTTTTCTTTCTTTAACCGCTTTAGTACCATTCAAAGCAGTAATAAATACAACTTTAGGGTCTTTATTAATAGATGTTGCATATGCTTTAGCCAAATTATGATTTAAACATTTCATCATCATATCAAAATTATAACCAAAAAAAGCCATTGAATTATTAAAACTTGATGTGAATTTACGATAGACTTCTTTTTCTTTTTTAGTTAGTTCTACAGGAAGTGTATAAATAGTAAAATTATTTACCCATTTATTTGTTAAACATTCTTGTATAGTAACTGTCTCAAAAACAGGACATCTATCTTGAATAATACGAAAACGATCATCTTCAAAATCTAAGGTTGCTGTTAAACCTAGTATTTTATTATATATAACGCAATCATATACTTTTTTAAATTCAGTAGCTACATATTTATGTATCTCATCTAAAATAAGTAATGTTGCTGATAACTTTTGATGAGTTGTTTCTATCAAAAGCGAGTTAATTATAATAACTCTAACATGATCTTCCAAACCATGTTCTGCTATTTTTTGATTCCATTGTTCTTCTAAATAGACAGTAGGAACAATCACAATAGTATTTTTATAAGTAGGATTAGTTTTAACATTACGTCTAATAGCTAGAATACCTGTTACAGTTTTTCCAAAGCCAGTTGATGCAAGCAAAGTATTTTTACTTCCTAATTCTTCCCATTTATGAATTATTCCTATTTGTCTTTTTAAACGAGTAGGTTCAAAATTGATTTGTTCTAATGGTATCATTTAAAACAATGTTAATTGAGAAGGTTCTATATTCTCTATAATTTTATTACATTCTTTATGATAAAAATTATAATTGAGATTATATGGACCATCTATATATTTATTAAATAGAGTTTGATTTACTCCAATATTAACAAACTCAGATTTATTAGTTTCATATCGTTTTATTAAAGTACCTGTGTGATTAGATATATAATAACGTATATTTTTTTGAGTAGGTTTAATAGCAAGCTTATTGTTTTCTAATACATGATATTCATATTTAGTTTCACCTTTAGCTTTTATTTTTAAACAAAAATCAAAAATAGATGTAGTTTCTTCTACACCACTTATAGATACTATTTTATTTAATTGAACAGTTTCTTTAATAGGGATTCCATGATAAAAGTATTGTTCTAAAGCTATAGGAACAATTCTCATAGAATTATCTTTATGTAAATCTTTATCTATTTCAAATAAACCTTTACGTTTAATTTTACCTTTAGTATTTATACAAGAATAGTTATTTACATTAGCTATAATCATTTTATCGTATTCATCATACTCTAATTTTAATTTAGTTAAAGTTTCCCATTCTTTACATATGTTTAATACAGTAAGATAATCACTACGTTTAATTCTTATCTCTAATCCATCCGTATTTATTAATAGTACTTGACCTAAAGACATTAATTTCTCAAATAACATTAACAGTAATAATTGACCATTAATTGTTGTTTTAAGCATATATTGAATGTCTCTTAAAGGTGAGTATTTATCACCAGTCTTACCGTAAAGTGAATTAATACTTAATTTTAATCCAGTATTTTCATCTGAACCTTTAGGATAAGATATTCTATCTTGAAATAATTGATCTAATACTGTACAAAATGATTTACCAAATTGTGCAGGATAAAATTCATTCTTAATAGCTAAATTTGGATAATAACTCTGGACATCGATCGATAATATAATATGTTCTTTATCAGATTCATATATACCTTGTTTAGTAGCACCATGAATACCACCTATACCTAATTTAAACTTAATTCCTTTTAATAGTTTTTCTTCTTCAAAAGAAGGTTCTTCACCATTAAATTGTGTATTAATTATTTTTTCTTTAATAGAATTAAGTATAGGATTAGTAAATGAAACATAATCAAATACAATATCTTTACCAGGAATAGTAATATAAGTTGATTTTTTATATCTAAGAGATGTAACAGTAGTATTCATTTCTTTAGCTAAATAAGAAAGAATAATCTCTTCACCCATCTTAGAATCAGAATAATTCATTAATGATAAATCGTATTTTCTACCTAATACATCTCTCATTTTTATCTTGTCTTTAGATAATTCATAAAAGTGTTTAGTAACTAATACATCATTAAAGTTATATTCTTTAATCTGTTCTATCTCATCCATGGTACGAACATAATGATTATGTTCAAACGGCATTTCAATTACGTTAGACCATTTCAAATTAATAGATAAGGATTTTAACGAAGTTGATTTTGCAGGATTGTCAAAATGTGAAATCCTATATACATCACATTGTGGTTTCCATGATTTATCATACTTTATCCATCTCTCTCCTATCAATCGTTGTGCTTCTAAGTAAATAAAAGTCAACATTTTAGATACATTTAATTCTAACTCATATTTATCATAATTTATTTTATTATCATATTGACGAATCATTTCTATCATTAAACGTTCTGCATACTTTGTTAAAGGAGCATCAAAACTTACATTATTATAACCAACCATTTTAGTTATTTTAGATAAGTGTTCAACAAACTCCTTCATTTGAACAATAGGATTCTCATGTATAGTAGAAACACATAAAAAATGTATTTCATCACTATGTTTAGGAGAATAAGATAGAGAAAATAAATTAGGGAATACTTCTACATCATATATTACAATCATAATATATATTTATTAATCATTTGTGTACACAATGAATCAACTCTATTATTATATACATTATCATCGTGTCCTTTAATCCATTGAAAATCAACATAACTATACTTAATTCTTAATTTTTCAATTAATAAATCTAAGCTAATCCATAAGTCTTTATTAAGAACATCTGTTTTAGAAGTTGTTTTCCAATTATTTTTCTTCCAATTGTGTATCCATTGTGTAATACCTTTTTGAACATATTGTGAATCACAGATAATTGTTAGATAATTATCTGGATATTTTAAAGCATATTCAGCAGCTAAAATAACTGCTGATAATTCCATACGATTATTAGTCGTATCTCTTTTATAAAATGCTTTTTCAAATACAATATCATCTTCGTTTACTACAACAATAGCACAAGCACCTAATCCTGGATTAGGTTTGCATCCACCATCAGTATATATTTTCATTAACTTGAATTAATGCTTGTTGATGTTTTAATGCTTCAAGTTCTAATTCTAATCTTTCTATTTCTTCAGTATTATTAGAAACATAAGGTGCTAAACCTTTAATTAATAATGAGTAATACTCATTAGTTTCAACGTCATCTACTTTATTAGAATAACATCTAAAAGTAATACCATAATTAATAGAATTATCTTGATTAGATAAGGATGGACAATCAGCTTCATACATTCCTATATAGTAATCAATATTAGCTATCCATAACATTAATTCATAATCTAATTTTGTTAATTTTATTTTTAATGAATAAGCACTTTTATTTATTACTTCAAATAATCCTTTAGATATATCTAGTATAACTCTAATAGTTATTTTTTCTAATTGATGTTTAATAATTTTTTTTTCTTCCATTATATAATTTATTTAATTGTTGCTTTTTTTGTTCTAATATGTTTTCAGAAATAATTTTTAAACTATCCCAAAACAATTGTTCACAATAATCATCTGCTAATTTATTAGCAATTATCTTTATATCATCAGATGTTAATAAATCAACATCTTCTTCAGCCATAAAATGTCTTAAATCATCTTTACATACACTTATTATTTCAAACGGTAATTCAGATGTTTCACGTTCTTGTTCATTCATTATAGTATTCTTTCTTTAATTAAGATTTCTTTTACTTGTACAATCAAATCATCAATTGTACTAGAATTATCTATGTAATAATCAAATACTTCATTATCAAGACTTTTTTCAGATTCATGTTCATGAGTTTCTCTATACGCTTTTTCATAAGAAGTTTCATTTAAAAGAGGTCTATTAACTCTAATAGTAATACCCATTTTAGATTTAACAGCTCTTAATTCATTAAAAAAACGAGTATCTGTAATAATCCAATTAGGATACTTATGATATTTTAATAAATTAACATTATCATCACTAGATAATTTTTCACAATAAGGTTTATATTCACTCATTAAAGCATTTACCCAAGTATTTGGATGAATAACATCTCTAATAGCATCTGTACCTAATCTTTGAAGAAATAAACGTATTGTTAATGTATTAGATTCATTTTGCCATTCTCTAGGTAATAATTGATTCTTAATATATTCTAATTCAAACTGTTCAACAGGTATTCCTAATAAAATAGAAGCTATTTCTTTAAGTTTACCTGCGAACTTTTTGATTTTCCAAGATGATGATTTAGAATGTTCACTTTTTAAGTAATCATTAAAATCATATTCGTTGTCTTTAATCTTTTTAGAAAGTCCTATTTCTTTCTTTTTAATTAAATATTGTATTATAGATCCTACGGTATCTTTACCAGAACTTGCTTTACCATGTATCGCTAGTATCATATCTTTTTTTCAATTTATTCATTCAAATTATCTATTTCATTATTTAAATCTTTTATATCTGATTTTAATTCTTCAATTATTTCTTCGAGATTAGAAAGTTGCTCATCTGCAACTTCACGCATACGTTCATTAGTATTTCTAACTTCTTCAAATATATATTCACATTCATCATATATAGATTTAACATATTTATCAATAAAATCAACTTTCATATCTCCTTTAAATAAAGGAGATGATTCATCAAGCATTTTATCAAATTTATCTTTGATAATCTCTTTAAAATCAGTAATGTTTTTATCTATTGTAGAACAAGTATAATTAAATTTTAATCTCATATCATTAATCGTTTTTTAGTTGCTAAGAAATAAGAACTAGCTTCAATACCACCATAAGATTGATTCATTAATTCAACAAATTGTTCAATAGTATATTCTTGAATTATATTATGATATTTAATGAATAATGCTTTATTGATAACTAATTCATCGTCTTCTAATACATCTAGATGTAATACATATACATACCTATATTTTTTAGGTTTCTTTAATTGTTTATCTATCATATTTTTCAAATAACTTTTTAATTTCAGTTTTTTGTTGTTGATGCCATTTAGAATATTCCATATATGCTTTATACATTTCACGTCTGGATTCTTTTAATTTTAAGATATTACCATGATACCAAGTACCATTAAAATCTTTATATATGTATTCTGCATCTTCTATTAAGAACAATACTTGACTATGTAATAATGTATCACTTTCTTTTTGTGTAAATACAAATTGATGAAATATAAAATTATGATGTTCTTCAATAAATAAATGAAAATCAGGAACATCATTTTCCCAATCAATTATATAATGATCAGGTTCTGTTTTACTAAGTTGTTGTTTTTTCATAATATTATTTTATTATTTTTAAAGTGTAACTTTAAACATTTGGGATGTAATTGTTTAATCATAAATGTTACACATTAGTTTCTTATATTAACAAGTTAGCGGTCATTGCTTTTCAACATTTTTCAATTTAATTAATTCTTCATTCATTTTTTCTTCTATTATTTCAAATTTATTTTTCATAATTCCTCATCGACTATTTCAAAGCTGTCAATTTCTTTATTTAATAATTGAGCAATTTGCGCTTTCGTTAATTGCTCTGGAAGTGGTTTGCAGTATTCCCATGAGGAAAAAATTGTGTAATCCTTTAATCTTTTTTCTGAATCTACTCCATAAAAACTTACAAACTT